GAGACAATGACGTATGCTAAGAATCAGAGTAAATGGAAAGCAGCCAATGAGTTCGCAAAAGATAACGGAGTTAGTTTTCAAGTGTGGACCGAAAAGACCTTAAAATCCCTAGGTATAAGAATCCTTAAGTAGATTGATATAAATAAAGGTATGGCAGAATCATTATTTCAAAAGTTAGAAGCTGAAGCTTATCGTAAGGGTCTCACCGCAAGGTCAAAAGAGGCTCGTACATGGTTTCGCAATAAGGCAAGGGAACTGAAGGACGTTAATCGTCGCCAGCTCCTACGGGATCCTATGCTTACTCCACGGAATCGTCCTGGGGTTGGCAAGATGTACATGTACTTCTATGATCCAAAGTTAAGAAAAGAACTTCCTTACTATGATTCGTTCCCATTGACCATCATGGTTGAACCAACGAAAGGAGGGTTCTATGGACTTAACCTTCATTATCTTAGCCCTGCAGTACGGGCAACATTCCTTGACAAGTTATCTGCGACCGCGAATAATTCTAAATATGATGAGACCACAAAGTTAAAGATTAACTATAATCTACTGCAGTCGGTACAAAGATATCGTGAGTTCAAACCATGCTTTAAGAAGTATCTTACTTCACAGATTGAATCGCGTGTCGTTCTGGTGGAACCATCAGAGTGGGATATCGCAATCTTTCTGCCAACAGAACAATTCCGCAAGGCTGGTAAGCGCAGTGTCTGGGCGGACTCAAAAAGGATCTATAGGTCATGAAGGTAGACGATCTGATAGCTAATATTGGCTCAGGAATCGCAAGAGCAAATAGATACAACGTAATATTTGATGGTGCTCTTGCTGGAAGAACTGGAGAGTCCGGTGAAAGAATGAGCATCCTATGTGACTCAGTAACTTTACCAGGAAGACAGGTAGTGACCTCTGATAGATTCACTAGCCTTAAGTCCATTAAGATACCTTATGGATACACCAACGAGGACGTAAACATATCGTTCATATGTCCTATTGATTTTACTCCATACCAATTCTTATACAATTGGCAACGCGAAGCTTTTACGAATATGGGAAGAGGCGCGGAAGGTGATCAAAGGGTCAGACTTAGACAAACATACGTATCTGATATGCAGATACAAGTACTAACGAATAACAGTACTGCTGGCAATAGACCAGCACATGAAATTACATTAAAGAATGCTTTTCCTACATCACTAAATGCTATTGAGTTAGGAAACGCAAATGAGGATATGATTAGGGTTACGGCAACTCTTACATATGATGATTGGTATGACACAAGATACAACTAGGAGTTAAATTATGGCTTTACCAAAACTAGACGCACCGCGTTATGAAATGACGGTTCCTTCCACCCAGGAGAAAGTGGTCTATAGACCCTATCTCGTAAAGGAAGAAAAGATCCTAATGATGGCGCTCGAATCACAAGACGATAAGCAAATGGTTCGTGCACTAAAGGATGTGATTAAATCTTGCACCGAGGGTTCTGTCAACGTTGATAACCTCGCAATGTTTGATCTTGAGTATATCTTTATTCAGCTTAGAGCTAAATCTGCTGGTGAGTCAACCAAGATCTCCATTAAGTGTAAGGAATGCGAAACTAAAAACGATGTAGTAATTTCTTTGGAGGATGTATCCGTAAAGAACTTATCCAAAAAAGAACATAAGATTAAATTAACAGATGATTATGTTTTGGTTATGAAATACCCATCAGTGAATGATCTGTTGAATGCTCAAACTAAAAACGACGCAGATACAATGTTGGATGTTGTTGCGTCGTGTATTGATTCGTTACACACTTCCGACGAAGTGTTTGATATGAAGGAACAAAGTAAGGCAGAGATTAAGGAATTTATTGAATCATTGAACAGCGAGCAGTTCTCAAAGATTAAGGATTTTCTTGAGGGTATGCCTTCAGCTCAGTCTGACATAAATTTTAATTGTGAAAACTGTGGGACGACGAACGATCATAGTGTAAAGGGTCTAGCAAATTTTTTCGGCTAGCCCTTTCTCATGACAGCCTCGTCAACCACTTTAAGGTGAACTTCGCTATGATGCAGCATCATAACTACAGCTTAAGTGAGTTAAACGATATGCTGCCTTGGGAAAGGGAAGTTTATGTCGCTATGTTGAAGGAACATATAAAGGAAGAAAACGAAAGGCTTAAACGCCAGCGACAACAACGGAGATAATAAATGTCTGCAGCAAAAACATTAGAGCCAGGGTCAGAGTACGCTAAGTACGACGTTGACGGTGATGGTATTGTGACTGACGAGGAGTTCATTATGGAGCAAAAGATGATGCGATTAGAGAATGAAGATCAAAAAGAAGACGCCCAACGAAGAATGGCGTGGTTCTCTTTGTGGGGTATGTTACTATACCCATTTAGTATTTTTATGACGGTTTACTTTGGATTGGATAAAGCAGCTGAAATCATTGGAGATATTGCTTCAGTGTATTTCGTATCAGTTGCTGCAATCGTTGCGGCCTTCTTTGGTAAGGAAGCATACGTCAAGAGCAAAAGCTCTACAATGATGACAAAAGATAGTAGGTAAAATAAATGGCAGCAGCTACCTTTGATGATGTGATTACTCGCCTTCGTGAAGAGGGTAATCTCAATCGTAACAGTGGATCAAACTCACTTAAGTCTCTTAAGTCGGCAGTCCTTCAGACTGATAAGACTTTTAGGGATGGTTTTGGACAGCTGCTTGATTTCTTTCAGGGTAACTCACTCAAAGATCTTGAAGCAAAGCGTGAGCAAGATGAATTCAATAAGGATCTTCTTGATGCACTTGAGGATCTAAAAGGTGGAGATACTCCTACGTCTGCTCCTGCTCCTACTGATAGTGGTGGCGGTGGATTACCGTTACTCCTTGCTGGTTTAGCTGCAGCTATCGGCGCAGCAATTGGTGTTGTTAAAGGTCAGCTTGACGCAATTAAAGCATTTAAGCTTATACCTAATCTTGACGACTTTAAGGCAAGACTATCATCAAACATTAAGGGTATGCGATTAGGGATCGCAATGCAAATGGAGTTATTTAAGGCTTCCGTTGCTGAATCCTTAACGAGCGCAAAAAATGCGCTTAAGAGTGGGATCACTAGAATTGGCTCAATCTTTACACTAGGAGATGAGGGTAAAGATGTAAGTCGTATTGGCTCAGTGATAAAATCATTCACTGGCTATATCAGAGGTTTGATCGTTCCATTCGAAGAAGCAGGTAAGGTTATAGTTTCCATTGGCGAGTCAATCGCTAACAAACTAAGGCCTGCTATCAACGCAGTACAAGGTGGCTTTTCTACGGTTGGTACTTATCTTGATGACTTTAAGGCAATCGTATCAAGAGTATCCGCTGTCGTAGGTAAACTTTTTGCACCAATCGCAATCATTATGACATTATTCGATACCGTTAAAGGTGCGATTGATGGTTATGCCGAAGGTGGAATCCTCGGTGGACTTGAAGGAGCAATCGTTGGGTTCTTTACTTCATTAGTAACGAAACCTCTTGATCTTGTAAAGAGCGCAGTTGCATGGGTACTTGAAAAGTTTGGATTTAACAAAGAATCTGAAGCACTTAAAAGTTTCTCATTTACCGAGTTGTTCACTAATATGATTAATGGTATATTTGGCTTCTTTAAGTCAGTTATTAATTGGGTTAAGCAACTGTTCACTGATCCTGTTGCTGCATTACAAGCTCTGTGGGATAATCTATTAAGTGGTTATGATTCGCTTATGAGTTTCTTTTCTGGCATTATATCAGCTCCGATCAATTGGATCATGGATATGTTTGGTTGGGGAGATCCAGAAAAACCATTTGACCTTTGGGAATTCGTAAAGGGTATTCCAGGAAGAATCTGGAATTGGATAACTGGTATGTTTACCTTGTCCGATGAACAGCTTGAAGGTTTGAGTGGTGCCATGGATATGGTTAAAAAGTTTACTCAAAAGATACTAAGATACATTCTTCCAGATCCCGATGGGGACTACGGTTGGGCAGATCCTCGTAAGTATCTAGTGAATTTTATTCCATCGTCCATATATGAATACGCAGGTCTAGATCCATACACAGGAGATGCAATGGATGAAATGGGTATTGATGGACCAAGCGAGGGTGGAAGTGCGATTCAATCTGGTCTGGAATTGCAAAACGTCTCTGCGGAACAATCTGCTCTTAATGACGCAAGGGATAGATATATGAATGTCATCGGTGGATCCACAAACGTACAAACCGTTAATAATAATCAAACGACTATTGAACCATCTCCAGGTCCTGCTTTGCCACCTGAAGATGAACTAAATACTTTTGCTAATTCACGTCGCCGCCGTCGTCGCGGATAAAAAAAGGGGGATCATTGCGATCCCCCTCCAAACTAACTAGCGGTTTTGTGTAGGGCGGTGTTACCCTTGTTTACCCTTTCGCTGCTAGTTTAGCAAAGTAACTCAACGTGTCATCATCATTATCATTATCAGTTGACGTTGGTTCCTCTGCGACCCGCATTTCTGGTTCAGCTGCCTTTTGGAAGGAAGGAGAAGGAGCAGTTGTATCCAGAGTTACGGATTCTGCGGTGGTAAGAGGTTGACCCTCCTCACCTAAGACTCGCATCAGCTTAGCTTTCAGCTCGTCATAAGTCTTATAGCTTTTCGGATCGAGGAAATCCTGTAGGCCATAGGCTCGGTTGTAAACAGCTTCGAGTTGATCCTCGTCACCGTTCATTAGTTGGCTTGGGGAAGCGAACTCTGATTTATCGTAGTTTGGGTAACCCTCAAACATACGAATCTTCAGTTTGAAATCCGCACCGTCCCAGAAGTCAAATGGGTTAATCGGATCCTCGTCTTGGAACTGAGGTTGCATGACATCCATGATCTTATCAAAGATCTTCTTGCCAAACTTGTAAAGGAATACTTTCCCTTCGTTCTCTGGATTAGCAGGATCGCTAACCACAAGAACATTGGCAACATGATGTAGACGACGTTTACGATCGCGAGCGATCGCTTTGTCCTCGTCACGTCCAGAGTTCCACAACTGTGAGTTCATTTCGGATACTGGATCCTGCTGACCAATAGAGGTCAACGAGTTCTCAATATACC